TGTGCCGACGAAATATATCGACGTCGTTATGACATGCGGAGGGGATATTTCTAACGCGGCTGGTGCTCAAATCGGGACAGGCGGTTCAGTTGTGGCGTTTTCCGGCACGCTTCCTTCTACCGGGCCGCTTTCTATCGACGCGGTATTTTTGATTAATTAGAAAAGGAGGATCTTATTATGGCATATTTTGGAGCAATCTCACCAAATGGTGGTACATGTTATGGGAAGCTTCAGTTTACTGCAACTCAATACCCTCAAATTCACGGAAACGGAATTTTACAGTTGGGCGGTGATTCCAGAAATGAATATGGCGTTGTTTTGCGAAGCAACGGCACAGACGAAGCAAATGCTTTTCGGCCTTCTGTTAACGCCGGCACAACAGGCCATTTATATTTAGGAGTTGCCAACCAGAAATGGCGCGCTGTTTTCGCCCAGAACGGCACTATTCAAACCTCCGACCGAAACGCCAAGCACGATATCACAGATCTTGACCCGGAAAAAATAACGGCGTTTATTATGGGGCTGAAGCCAAGCTCCTATGTGTTTAACGACGCTGACAGCGGCAGAACCCACTGGGGCTTGATCTCGCAGGATATTGAGGAGCTGTTCCCTCAGCTTGGAATGACAAGCATGGATTTCGCCGGATTCATCAAATCACCAAAAACGGAGGATTATTACGAAGATGTTCCCGAGACTGTCACAGATGAGGAAACCGGAGAGGAAAAAACTGTAACACGGAAAGAATTAAAAACCCGGACCATCGAAGGAGAATATATCTACTCCCTTCGCTATGATGAATTTATTGCCCCTTTAATCTGCATGGTGCAGAAGCAGCAAAAGCAAATTGAGAATTTAGAGCGGCGTTTATCCGCTTTAGAAAACAAGGAGGAAGCAAAATGACAGAGCAAGTAAAGAAAGAAATCATTAAGGCCTACGCTTACGGGAAAACACCTCAGGAAGCTGCGGCTGCTATGGGTATCTCACTGGAAGACGCCAAAAGGCTCCAGGAGGAAAACGCTGAAGCGATTGAGGAAAGGAAAAGCCAGCTTGAAAGCGGCGGGTGGTTAAAATGATTATCGGTATTGACGTATCTACCTGGCAGGGGAAAATCGATTGGAACCAAGTGAAAGGAGCTGGAATCCATTACGCCATTCTCCGTTCCTCGTTCGGTTCTCCGGATCCTTCTCAGGTGGACAATCAGTTTGAAAACAATTACAAGGGAGCCAAAGCCGCCGGGATCCCAGTAGGCGCTTACCACTACGGCTATGCGGTTTCCGAGGCTGAGGCGCGCCAGGAGGCTAAGTTCTTCCTGGACACCATCAAGGGCAAGCAATTCGAATATCCCGTCTATTACGACGTAGAGGACAATGGAACGATGGGCACGCTTTCCCGGCAGACTTTGACCAATGTAATTAAGGCTTTCTGCTCTGAGGTTGAAAAGGCCGGGTATTATGTGGGCGTTTATGCCTCCCTCAGCTGGCTTGACAGCAAATTCTATCCTGACCAGCTTCCCTATGATATCTGGGCCGCCCAGTATTTTACTGAGTGCCAGTATTCCGGCCAATATGGCATGTGGCAGTACACCAGCTCCGGCAGCGTTCCCGGAATCCAGGGCGGCGTGGATATGAATGAGTGCTATCAGGATTATCCTAAGGCCATTAAGGAGAAGGGCCTTAATGGTTTTGATAAACCCACTCCAGCACCCACGCCCGAGCCAGCGAAAACGGTAGATGTATATTACCGGGTAAGAACCAAGGCGGACGGCTGGCTTCCCGAGGTGAAAAACCTTGAGGATTACGCGGGATTTACCGGAGCCGTCACTGATGTCGCTGTTCGTGTTTCCGCTGGTTCCGTAAAGTACCGGGTACATATTAAGGGCGGCAGCTGGCTTCCCTATGTGACCGGCTGCAGCATCAACGACGCTGTAAACGGCTACGCGGGAAACGGTTTGGAGATTGACGCTGTTGAAGTGTATTATTACACCCCGGACAGCATCAGGCCGTATAAGAAAGCCAAATACCGGGTCGCTCCTGTGGGCGGAAGCTATTATCCCTGGCAGTATGACAATGAAACCGGAAACGGCCAGGACGGCTACGCGGGCGCTTTCGGAAACGCCATCGGAAAGCTTCAGATTGTAATCGAGTAAGGAGGGATTATCATGGCGCCGGAAAAGTGCGTTGCGGATCCCTCCCGGGACTGCCTAGGGCTGGCAAAAGCGGAGATGCTGGAAAAGCAGATCGCGGAATACCGCCAGCAATCCAGAGAAACCCACTCGGAGCTTTACACCAGGATCACAGCTCTGGAAAAATCAGACGCGAAACGGGACGAGCAGTACGGCAAGATCCTGGACAAGCTCAACGACATGCAGGCGGATATTAACAAGGCTCTTTTATCCATCGCGGAGTTTAAGGAGAAATCCGGAAAACGCTGGGACAAGATTGTGGATAAGATTCTCCTTTTGGTTATTACAGCCTGCGTCGGATATATCTTAATCAAATTCGGACTGCCTGTATAATAAGGAGGAACTAAAATGAAAATCAACTGGAAGGTACGGTTTAAAAACCCTGTGTTCTGGTTCAATCTGGCAGCGTCCATTTTTCTGCCCATGCTGGCTTGTCTGGGCTTCAACTGGGAAGACATGACTAGCTGGCAGGCTGTAGGAAACGTGCTCTTACAGGCTGTCCAGAGCCCTGTAATCGTGGTGTCTGTTCTGGTATCTGTATGGAACCTGTTGAATGACCCCACTACAAGCGGCCTAAGCGATTCCAGCCAGGCGCTTTCTTATACCGAGCCCCCAAAAAGCGAATAATAGAAAGACAGCCCTCCTTACCGTTTTTGGTATGGAGGGCTGTTTACTATTGATTCTTTTTCAACAAAATGGTATACTTTAATAAACAGATTTTTGTGTATAATATTTAGTGTGCAAATTAAAAGTTATTACAATATATAGTATTCCTTTATGACAAATAAACATGTTTAAAAAGGTATGCAATAAAACTCTCGTGAACCGCAAGTCTCTTTTTATCACTTAGTGTCCTCTTGCCTGAGTACAAAGGCATGTGCCAATAGTAAGGTATTGATGAAAGGAGACAGAGTTATGAAAACAAAGAAATTATTAATGTACTTAGAATGTATCAATGAAAACCTTAACACCGTGATTCTTAACCAGGAAATGACCTATTTCATCATGCGGGAAATCCTCAAAAAGATGGACAGATCTGTGAACAAGCGCCATGTTAAAGTTAGGCGCAAAAAAATATAAAATTTCCCTCCCTACCAGAAAAGTAGGGAGGGATTTTTATTTTGAGTTTTGACTTGCATTTTGACTTGCATAATTTAAAATAAACCCGAAAAAAAGCGGTTAAATTCGCAATTCTAAAAAACAAAAAAGCCACACAAAACAGCCAACGAGCGGCAGTCTCATGCGGTTTTTTCTTGGTCGAGGTGATGTGATTCGAACACACGGCCTCTACGTCCCGAACGTAGCGCTCTACCAAACTGAGCCACACCTCGATAGTAAAATCAAGCCCCGGAACATCAAAAATACCGGGGCTGATTCATGGCTGCGGAACTAGGATTCGAACCCAGACAAACAGAGTCAGAGTCTGTCGTGCTACCCTTACACAATTCCGCATCAAACAGCAATAACTATTATACTAATTTTTCCATAAAAGTCAAGCTATTTTTCTATTTTATTTTTTTCAGGACCTAAAATAGCATTTCCCAGGACATCCGATCCTATGCACAAACTATTTTTCACTTGAACCTAATCGCTTTGCGTACTATAATAGGGAAAGCAAAAGGATCACATATCACACTTAGGAAAGTAGGATTTACATGAAATACGCCGTAGTATTATGCGATGGCATGGCGGATTACCCCATTTCCGCTTTAAAAGATCAAACGCCCATGTCTGTGGCAAAAAAGCCCTGCATGGATTTCTTATCTTCTAAAGGCCAGGTAGGTCTGGTAAAAACTGTTCCCGATGGTATGAAACCTGGCAGTGATGTGGCAAATCTTTCCGTGATGGGATACGATCCAGCCCAATATTACACCGGGCGTTCTCCCTTAGAAGCCGCTTCTATCGGCATTGATCTTCAGGACACTGACGTCACCCTGCGCTGCAATCTTGTAACCCTTTCTGAGGATCACAGCTATCAGGATAAGATGATGGTCGACTACTGTGCTGACGACATCTCCTCTCAGGAAGCAAAAATTTTAATCGAATATATCCAGGAAAAGCTAGGCAGCGAGATCTTTCATTTTTATCCTGGCGTCAGCTACCGTCATTGCCTGGTGTGGAAAAATGGGCAGCCCCATCCTGGTACTCTTACTCCTCCCCATGACATTACCGGCCGCAAAATTACTCAATATATCCCAAACGGGCCTTATGTCTCAGAGCTTTATAAACTCATGGTGCAAAGCTATAACCTTTTAAAGAGCCATCCTGTCAACCTAGACCGGATCAAGCGAGGAAAACGCCCGGCTAATTCTATCTGGCTTTGGGGCGAAGGCCAACGTCCCCGTCTCGACAGCTTTGAATCAAAATTCCATAAGAAGGGCTCCGTTGTTTCCGCTGTAGACCTCATCAAGGGAATCGGCTTGTGCGCTAAAATGTCCTCA